GCTTTAAACCATCTCGCAAAGTAGGCACACCACCAAAATACGACGAAGCTATCGCAGACGAAATCTGTGAACGTCTCTCAATCGGTCAAACACTCTCATCCATATGTAACCTACAAGGTATGCCAAACTACTCCACAGTATGGAGATGGGAATCTTCTAATGAAGAATTCCGCAACAAATCCGCACACGCACGAAAAATCGGAACTCACGCACTCGCAGATGACTGCATCAGAATCGCAGACGATCCCATGCTCGACGCAGCAGAGAAGAGGGTCAGAATTGACACTCGACTCCGCTTACTAGGTAAGTGGAACGCTCGTCAATACGGCGATAAGATCGAAATCGAAACGACTCAAGCAAAGCCACTCAACGTCACATTCACTATCGGTGATCGTAATGCAGAACCTATTGAGCTAATCGAGGGGAGAGAACCAGAACCTCACAAGCTAGAACTGCGTAACGGAGCGGATCCAGAGGAGGACGACACACAAGCGAACGTGTAGCTAATTTTAACCATGAATTCTCACCATGTGTAAACAATATTCCGCATCTTGCCGTAGATATTTTACGAACCACAATATATTGGGGTAATGAATAATGACAAAAACCTGTCCGAAATGTGGGCATATGTCTTCTGTGTACGATACTCGTGACCAATCTGACCGAATCTGGCGTAGGAGATTCTGCAACTCTCCCAAATGCGCCAATAGGTGGACTACCTACGAAATCACAGAAGACTTGTTCAATCAACTAATGCAAACCCAAACCATCAAAAACAAGATCAAGGAACTAGCAGAGAGTATATGAAGGCATACGAGATAACGCCAGAGATGCGTATAATCCAGCAACAAAAGCAGGAGATTAGGGAATTACGCCAAATCATCCATGAATTGCAACATGACATCAACAAGTATAAATCATTGATCAACAAACTGAAGAACAAGAAAAACAACCTATAACTTCTGATAACGCCTGTAGGTGATAATAAGATTATGAAAAAACCAACAACACAAAAGGGGCTATATGCCAACATCAACGCAAAGAAGAAACGCATCGCAGCAGGGAGCGGTGAGAAAATGAGGAAACCCGGCAGTAAGGGCGCACCAACCGCAAAGGCATTTAAACAATCGGCCAAGACCGCAAAACCAGCAAAGAAGAAATGAGATTTCACGCACTAGGACTTCCACACACAGTTACATCGAAAGAATTCAACGCCTGCGCTTATACGCAAAAGGTAGTGAAATTCGGCAAGATGATGACCGAGCGAGGGCATGAGGTGATCCATTACGGGCATGAGGATAGTGACCTGCAATGCACGGAACACGTCAGCGTTCTGACCAATGAGGACTTCTCCAAGAGCTATGGTAGCCACGACTGGAGAAAGACGTTCTTCAAGTTCAACACAGGCGACCATGCCTACCAGACATTCTATGCCAACGCCATAAAGGAGATAGGTTTTAGAAAGAAAAAGAACGACTTTATTCTTCCATTTTGGGGAAGTGGCGTCAGGCCGATCTGTGATGCTCACAACGACTTAATCGTGGTCGAGCCGGGGATAGGGTATGCAGGGGGTCATTGGGCGCGATGGAAGGTATGGGAGAGCTATGCCATCTATCACGCCCATTGTGGCATGAGTGCTGTTGGTCAATGCCAGCAGGATAACTATTCCGTGGTCATTCCAAACTACTTTGATGTCGAAGATTTCGACTTCAATGACAAGAAGGAGGATTACTTCCTGTACCTCGGAAGGGTCTACTCTGGAAAGGGAGTTGATATCGCCATCGATGCAACGCGCAGGGCAGGCGTTAAATTGGTTGTAGCGGGTCAGAAGGAAGATGGGTATACATTCCCGCCCCATGTTGAGTATGTGGGCTACGCTGACGTTTTAAAGCGCAAGGAACTTATGTCTAACGCCAAGGCATCATTCCTGCCAAGCCAGTACGTTGAACCATTCGGTGGAGTCCAGATCGAGAACCTATTGAGCGGAACCCCAACCATCACGACTGACTGGGGATCGTTCGCAGAGAATAACCTGCACGGGATAACAGGATTCCGCTGCCGCACGATGGGTGACTATGTGGATGCAGTCGAAAATATCGACCGCATCAAGCCTGCGGACTGCCGAAAGTTTGGAGAGAACTTCACGCTTGAGCGAGTTGCACCGAGGTACGAGAAGTATTTCCAAGATGTGCTAGACGTGTACAACGGAGATGGTTGGTATGCAGAAGGAAACGGAATCGAAGCAATGACAATGGTTTATCCATGAAATCTATTGAGAAAAAAAGAATAGTGATAGCAACTCCCTGTGCGTACGGGCAGTTGGCAATGGAGTATGTATCATCGTTGGTGGGAACGATTAAGCTGGCAGAAGAAAACGAGATTGGAATCTATCCCGTCTTTCTTGGCAACGATGCGTTGATCCAGAGGTGCAGGAATGACTTGATTAAAATAGCTTACGAATCAAAGGTTGATTCCATGATCTTAATAGATGCTGACATGGAATGGAATCCTCAATGGGTCATTGACTTGGTTAACCGAGATGAAGATGTGGTTGGTGGAACGTCTAGGAAGAAAACAGATGAAGCGGAGATGTATGCTTGCAAGGTGCTTGATACAACAATCCACGATAACGGGCTAATCAAATGTGCTGGCATTGGAACTGGCTTTCTGAAGTTAAGTGCAAAAGCAATCGCTGCACTATGGGATGCGAGTGAACCATATAAGACGCAACGTGGAGAGTGCCGCATGGTCTTTGATGTTCTCGTAATCGATGGAGATTTGTGGTCAGAAGACATCATTGCAACTGCGAAGTTAAAAAAAGCAGGGTTTGACATCTGGCTCGATCCAAGAATGACTTGCGGTCATATCGGGACAAAGGCTTATTACGGAAACCTTTCTGCATTCATAAATAAATTAAATGCTGACAATAACAAACATACGCAGGAATAAATAAATATGAGTGACTATACATTTGAAAGCAACTACTGGGGAGATTGTTGCAATACATTCGACGAAGATCAGAAGCACTATGTATATGCTAAATACATGGGGCTGAAACGAGTTGGCTACTCATTAGACGTAGCAGGCGCAAGGATCATCGACATTGGAGGAGGGCCAACATCGATGTTGCTCAAGACTATCAATCTTGCTGCACGTTCGTTGGTTATCGATCCGCTGATGTATCCAATGTGGACATACGACAGGTATTCCACGAAAGGCATTGATTCAATGATCTGCCGTGGTGAGGACATCTACGAGGAAGGATTCGACGAAGCATGGATTTACAACTGTCTTCAGCACACAGATGACCCTGACCTTATCATTAAAAACGCATTACGCGCAGCAAAGACAATACGATTGTTTGAATGGGTAGACATCCCGCCGCATGATGGTCATCCACAAATGATCACAAAAAAGATGCTTGACGATGCTATAGGCAGTGAAGGAAGATTGGTTGACTTGGCTGAAGCAGGTTGCTTTGGCAAGGCATACTATAACATACATACACAATGAAATTAAGTACACCATACGAGCAGTTTGTGCAATCAATCATCAAGCCGGGGCATGACATCCTTGTCCAGCTTACGCCAGTCCAAGCATCGATTCTCCACATGGCGGTTGGCGTCAGCGGAGAAGCAGGCGAGTTGCTGGATGCGGTCAAGAAACACGCAGTCTACCAGAAGCCGTTGGACTTTGACAATGTGCGTGAAGAGGCAGGAGACATCTTGTTCTATTTGACTGGTCTTCTTAACGAGTTGGGCTTGACGCTTAACGAGTGCATTGAGGCGAATGTGGAGAAGTTGTCGAAGCGGTATCCAGAAAGGCGTTACACAAACGAAGCGGCAATTGCTAGGGCAGACAAGGAAGAATCGATGGATAGGCAAGTTGCATTGAAGGATGACGATGATCTTGCTGGTGTGAAGATTGAAAGCGTCTGTCGCATTGATGATCCAGATTGCGAGTCCTGCCAATGAACACGCTAGAGCATTACATTCAGCACAAGAAATTGGATGCGATAAAAGCAATGAACGCATTGCAATTGAATGGAGTCATTAGCGACGAGTGTGTTTTTCCAGAGGATGTAAGAGACTCTGGCAAGGCAGTCTACTGGTTGGAAGATCACATGGACGAGGTTAATTCATATTAACATGACTTGGGACGAATATGCATTGTCGATAGCTGAAGTTGTCGCAAGAAAGAGCAAGGATCCTTGGCGGCAGGTTGGTGCGGTGTTGTTGCGGCATGACAACACTGTTGCTGCCTGTGGTTACAATGGATTCCCGCCCAACATGGTTGAGGACTGGAGTTGCAGGGAAAAGCGTAGGAATTACGTTGTCCATGCAGAACAGAACGCATTGCGCCATGTAAAGCCAATGGAGTGCTATCTGTTGGCATCAACAACATTGCCATGCAATAATTGTTTAAAGTCTCTTGCATCTTACGGGATAAGGCGAATAATCTATCGGGAGACTTACCCAACAGACGAATCGACAACCATGCTTGCATCGGAATTCAACATTGCCTTGATCAACATATGACGAAGGAACAACTCTGGAAAGTGTATTGCGACAAGAACCCATCGTTTGCTGGAAGCGGGAATGTTACCATGTCAGCAAGGGGTCTTCGCAAGTTGTTTGACACAACATGGGATACTGCGATGTACGATGGTGTAGAAGATTCGTATAAAGATGCGAGTCACAGCAGAAGTGCATCGGTGGATGAATTAATGAGTATCTTTGGAATGAAATGATTGAACCAAACATAGCACAAAAAGCGGTTAACTTTGTTAAGAGTGCAGCGGCTTTTATCAAGGCGGGTATGCCAATTCGCAACAAAGAGCAGATTGAAGAACGATTGGTTATCTGCAACCAGTGTGTCCATTATGATCCAACGGCATTTGGAGGATCTGGCAAGTGCGGGATTTGCGGATGCAACATGGAAATAAAACTAGTGATGGATACCGAGAAGTGTCCATTGAATTATTGGCAATGACAAGAGAAGAAGCACAAAGAAAGTCAAATGACGATTATATTTGGGGACGCATTTCCAAAGAAGAATGGTCAAAGCAATTTGACGAATTTAGTAATATTAGGGTTTGGGTTAAAGAAGGGAAGATAGAAAAAACAAAGGAGAAAGATGAATGATTCAGATCAAATAGACGAACTACAAAATAAAATCGACAAGTTGATTGACACATACATTTCCGAGTTTGATTTGCCATTGGCAAGCATGGTTGGAATCCTTCAAATCAAAATCCATGAGTTGATTGAGAATTCGATGTGCGACGAGGAAGACGAAGAGGATGAGGAGGACGAGGATGAAATATAATCGCATTGATCAACTTGGAATTGTAATCACAGACAATCCGATTGATCACATTGAATTTGATGTTTTAGATAAAGCATTAAAGAAAAACGGAATAGACACAGACAAGTTCAACGAATACTTTGGAGTGCAAACTTGCTATGAAAGAGGATTGTATCCGTGGGATGTTGAGTCTGTCTTGGAGAGAATGATGAGTGGAAAGATAACTGGAACGCAGCTATACTGGGATTAATATTATGAATAAAGTAGATAAATTTATGATGGAAGCATTGGACGAGATGTTCAAGCGAGTTGGATTTGATGGATTCGACAAGGAATTCACTAACCAAGAAAATTGGTATTCCAAAAAAAGTTGGTCAAATGAAGAGTTTAGCAAATATAAAGATTGGTTTGTAAGTCGATTTGCCAAAGTATTCAGAACCAATAAAAAAATGGGAGAAAAAGAATTTGCGTGGTTTAATTTGATGTGGGGATGGAAGGTTAATGACTAACAAGTCACCATCAGTTTTACAGGCAATTAACATTGCCACAAAGGTAAGAGCGGAAGCAGAAAAAGATGATATCAACGGAATCATCTATGCCGCTCAATTTATACTGACAAATCTGACGGATTCGCAGAAAAAGTTGGTTACACTAGACGAAAAGGTGGCTAGGCAGACTGTGCTTAACTTCGTTCAGCACTTGCTGAAGCACGACCAGTTTGAGGCGGCAGCAACAATCCTATGGGGTTCTGGAGTATACGATTGGCGACCACAGAGTGCTGCGGATACATGGAGGTGCTTGTTTGAGCATGACAAATTGTTGGTGCAAGGCGCGGGTGCAATGGGCAAGACGTTTAACGCAGCGGCATGGTTCCTGCTCGATTGGATGCGTGACCCAGAGTACACTTGCATCAAAGTTGTTTCGCTTACCGAGGCACACGCGCAACGAAATGTATTTGCGGCGATTAAGACTTTTTATCGCACGGCATTGGTGCGTCCAGAATACGAGGGAAGCGAGGATCTTGTTAAGAGCATTCAAGCTAACGACGATGATAAGAATGGAATCCACCTAGTTGCTGTACCGAAAGGAGATAGTGGAACTGGAACGCTCCGTGGATTCCACCCAAGTCCAAGGCAAAAGCCAGATCCTAAATGGGGTCAGATGAGTAGAACGCACGTTGTGCTGGACGAAGCGGAAGAGGTTCCTGCTGGAGTGTGGGAAGGTTTGCAAAACATCTTGTCTGCTGCGGATACGAAGGATTCCAAGGGACGCATCAAGATTTTCGGCGCATCAAACCCAAAGGATCGGAATAGCGAATTTGGAAAACGATGTGAACCTGCGCGAGGTTGGCAAAGTGTAGACTGCGAAGAGGATTTTGAATGGGATAGCAGAGAGGGGTGGCACGTATTGAGGTTGGATGCGGCGAAGTGCGAGAACGTGTTGGAGAAGGAGATTGTTTACCCCGGCTTTCAATCCTACGAAGGCTACATGGCTTACGAAAGTAAGGGCAGGACTGCCGAATACTACACGATGGCGCGAGGATTCTTTCCGCAAGAAGGTATATCGATGGCAATAATCACGCCTGCGATGATGGACAATGCAATGGGTAGTGTGCGGTTTATTGGGCCTGTAGTGCCTCTAGCAGCGTTCGATTTGGCATTGGAAGGGCGAGATCAAGTTGTCTGCTCATTCGGGCGATACGGACTCTGTGATGGATGGACTCCACGGGACGGACAATTCAGAGAATTCAAAAAGCCCAAAACGTGTTTGCAATTAGACTCGCAAATGCAGTTTCCCAAACTAGCGACATTGGAACAGACCGCAGAAATCATCCGATTCGCAAAAGAGATGCGGATCGGTGCTAATTGGTTATGTGTGGATCGAACTGGAAACGGAGCGGGAATCCACGATGCATTGAAATCGCTTTACGGAAGTGAAGTTATGGGAGTGAACTATTCTTGGGCGAGTTCCGAAACCCATATCTTGGGAGACGATACGCAGAGAGCTAACGAACTTTACTCTGGAGTTGTTACAGAATTGATTTTTGGACTTGCTAAATATCTGGAGTTTGAGTATTTGAAAATTTCACCGAGCTTCCGTACCGAGGAGTTGGTTCGACAAGCTACTTCTCGCAGGTACAAGCAGCAGGGACAGGGGCTGGTGAGAGTCGAGAGTAAAGGAGATTACGTAAAACGCACTCGCCAAAATAGTCCTGACGCACTCGATTCCCTGTCCCTGCTGGTCTACCTAATGCGTCAACGTGGAGGAGTGGTTGCAACGATGACTGAACCGAAACCAGAAAAGTTTGTTTTCCAAAAAAAACATATTGGAATTGAAAATTACGAATACGTTGATTTTAGCAATTAATTTAATAAATAA